CTGATGGCTGCTCTGGAAGGTAAGGAAGTTGTTGCTGAAGAATCTGAAGAAGAAACTTCTGCAATCGCTGTTCGTGAAATTCGTCACATCGAAGCAGGCGACATTAATGTTGCTGAAGATGTTGCCGCAATGTTCAACGGTGAAGAACTTTCTGAAGAATTTGTTTCTAAGGCAACCACTATTTTTGAAGCTGCCGTTGTATCTAAGGTCAACGAATTGCTCGAAACTGTAACTGTTGATCTTGAAGGCGAAATGGAAGCTGCTAAGGAAGAAATCGCTGAGCAGTTTGCTGAGAAGCTGGACAACTATCTCGGTTATGTTGCCGAAGAATGGATGAAGGAAAACGAACTGGCTGTAGAGCAGGGTATTCGTGCAGAAATCGCAGAGAACTTTATGGCTGGTCTGCGTAATCTGTTCAACGAAAACTACATCGACATTCCAGAAGAAAAGGTTGACCTCGTTGACGAACTCGCTGCTAAGGTTGAAGAACTTGAAGCATCCATCAACGAAGAAATTGAAAAGAATATTGACCTCAAGAAGGAATTGACCGAAGCCAAAGCGTCTATCGTATTGGCTAATGTTTCTGAAGGTCTGACAGAATCTCAGGCTGTTAAGCTGGCATCTTTAGCTGAAGGTGTTGAGTTTGATACTGAGCAGTCTTATGCTGAAAAGCTCGAGACTATCAAGGAGAATTACTTCGGTGGCGAAGCAACTCTCACTGAAGAAACTAACTTTGATGATGAACCTCTTGAGATCGAAGAGGATGCTGCAAATGTCGATCCAGGAATGGCTGCGTATATGAATGCCATCTCGAAGAGCATCAAAAAGTAATTTTTATAAATAATTAACAATTAGGCAAATAATACTCGAAGGAGACCTAAAATGTATCAAACTGATGAACTTATCAAGAAGTGGCAGCCAGTTCTTGAGCATCCAGACCTGGAAAAGATCACTGATGCTCATAAGCGTGCCACCGTAGCAACTCTGTTGGAAAACCAGGAACGTGATGCTCGTGCAAACGGCGTTGGTTCTGGCGGTTACAATGCTCCAACTCTGCTCGGCGAAGCTGCACCTACTAATTCTATGGGTGCTTCTTCTTCTACAGCATCTGCTGGTAGCGTAGATACTTTCGATCCAGTTCTTATTTCACTGGTTCGTCGTTCTATGCCAAACCTGATCGCATACGATATCTGTGGCGTACAGCCAATGACTGGTCCTACTGGTCTGATCTTCGCAATGCGTTCCCGTTACAGCTCACAGACTGGAACTGAAGCACTGTTCAACGAAGCAAACACTTCTTTCTCTGGTAACACCTTCGCTGCTAACGCAACTTCTAGTGGCGCACAGACTGGTACTGACCCAGCTGATCGTTCTGCTTCCTCTACTGGTGGTGGTTATACCGTTCACTCTGGTATGACAACTGCTGAAGCTGAGCGTCTGGGTCACACTGGTGGCAACCAATTCGCAGAAATGGCTTTCTCAATTGAGAAGGTTGCTGTAACTGCAGTTAGCCGTGCGCTGAAAGCTGAATACACTATGGAATTGGCTCAGGATCTGAAGGCAATCCATGGTCTTGACGCTGAGCAGGAATTGAGCAACATTCTGTCTGCTGAAATTCTTGCTGAAATCAACCGTGAAGTTGTTCGTACTATCAACTACTCAGCGGTTAAAGGTGCTACTAAGAATGTTACCACTCCAGGTACTTTCGACCTTGACACCGACTCTAACGGTCGTTGGTCTGTTGAAAAGTTCAAGGGTCTGATGTTCCAAATCGAACGTGATGCTAACGAACTCGCCAAGTCAACTCGTCGTGGTAAGGGTAACATCATGTTGTGTTCTTCTGACGTGGCTTCTGCTCTGCAGATGGCTGGCGTTCTGGATTACACTCCAGCGTTGAACAACAACCTGAATGTTGACGATACTGGTAACACCTTCGCTGGTGTACTGAATGGTCGTATCAAGGTTTACATTGATCCTTACTTCGCTGATACCACTAACCAATACTACACTCTGGGTTACAAGGGCACTTCTGCGTTTGACGCTGGCTTGTTCTACTGCCCATATGTACCTCTCCAGATGGTACGTGCAGTTGGTGAAAACACCTTCCAGCCTAAGATCGGCTTCAAGACTCGTTATGGTATGGTTGCTAACCCATTTGCTTGGGATCCAGCTTCTGATACTACAACTGGTCTGAAGGCTGCTGCTCGTCTGGGTACTGGTGTTGGTAACAACTACTACAGACTGGTTAAGGTTTCTAACCTGATGTAATAAAACTAGACTTGGGTTCACCAAGCGTTTTAAAGGGGAGCTTCGGCTCCCCTTTTTTTATGCATATAAATAGTGTATCTGAAATGGAATAATCTATATGGCACTACAAGCATCACAACCTGATAACAAAAACTTTCTAAGTCCTATTGGATTTAGATTTAGCATTCAGAAGTTGCCTCATGTCAACTATTTCTGTACGACTGCATCTGTTCCTGATATTACTATGGGGCAAATTGATACGCTGGACACGCCATTTGTTAAGCTGCCAATGCCAGGCGATAAGCTGCAGTTTGCACCACTAGCTCTTTCTTTCCGTATTGATGAAGATCTAAAGAACTATCGTGAAATTTATGATTGGTTGATCAGCTTGGGTTATCCTGATAATTTTGCTCAGCATGCAAGATTTCAAAGACCAAACCCTAATAATGCTGGATCAGATACAGTGTTTAGCGATGCATCATTGATCATTATGACTAATCAGTACAAGCCAAACATTGAAGTCAAGTTTATTGATCTGTATCCTATATCATTATCTTCTGTTGACTTTACTATTGAGCAATCAAATGTTGAATACCTCAACGCTCAGGTTCAATTTGTTTATCGTAAGTATGAGTTGATAACTATCTCCTGATAGGTTATACTAGAACTGTTATAGTTCTAACTGTGAGTATATTATGAAGATTGAAGACATTGTGTCCGAGTGGGACAAAGATTCCAAAATTGATGAAACCGAGCTTGGTACTGAAGCAGCCAAGATTCCAAAGCTGCACAACAAGTATTTAAAGTTCTTTATGGGCGAGCGTATTGTTCTGTTTAAAATGAAGGCAAAGAACAAAAAGATTCGTAAGGATTTGCTTGAGTATTATCTCGGTGAATTGGATCGTGACGAACTTGCTACACTTGGTCGTGAACAGTTCTATAAAAAACTTCTGAAGAATGAAGTTGAAACTTACATCGAATCAGACGACCTATATATTGAAAGCAATTTAGAAGTTGCTATGCAACAAGAGAAGGTTGACTATCTTGAAGCAATTATTAAAAGTTTGAACAATCGCAACTTTCAAATTAAGTCAGCAATTGACTGGTACAAATTTACAAGTGGCTCTATATAATGGATAAGATTGAAGTCTATAAGAAGAACGAAGTGTTTCTGAAGGTAGACTGCGATCGTGGTACAGCACAAGAACTGTCAGATTACTTTACCTTTGAAGTGCCTGGCGCTAAGTTTATGCCTGCCGTTCGCAATAAATTCTGGGACGGCAAAATCCGTTTGTTCAATGTCAACACACGACAAATCTATGTTGGATTGATTCAGCATCTACAGCGTTTTGCTGAAGAGCGTGGGTATGAGTTTATAGTACATGATGGGATACTTGATACAGTAGATATCCCAACTAACGAACTAGAAGAATTCCTAAAAGAACCGAACTACACACCTCGTGAGTATCAAACAAGAGCAGTTGCTCATGCTATTCGTAATCACCGTGCTTTAATTCTCTCGCCTACGGCGAGTGGGAAATCTTTTATTATTTACAGTTTGCTCAAGTATTACTTAGCAACTGATGTCAAAAGAGCTTTAGTGATTGTTCCTACAACTTCACTAGTGTCTCAAATGAATACAGATTTTCTCTCATATTCAGAAGGACAATTTGATTATACTCATTGCATCATGGCTGGTCAAGCGAAATCAGACGAATCAGCGAAAGTTTTTATCAGTACATGGCAGTCGATCTATAAGCAACACCGATCGTACTTTGATCAGTTCGATTTAGTTATCGGTGACGAAGCACATCTGTTTAAAGCAAACTCTCTTACAAGCATTATGGAGAAGTTGCCCAACTGTAAGTATCGCTTTGGATTTACTGGTACACTTGATGGTACGCAAACAAACAAGTTGGTACTTGAAGGTTTGTTTGGTCCAGTGATGCGTGTGGTACAAACCAAAGAACTGATTGACGAAGGACATCTTGCTGAGTTTCGTATCAAGTGTCTTGTACTCAAGTATCCTCCTGAAGTATGTAAGCAAATGCACAATGCAAAGTATCAGGATGAAATGGACTTCCTTGTAAGCAACACTGCTCGTAACAACTTTATCAAAAACTTGACTTTAACAAGGAATGGGAATACACTATTATTATTCCAGATGGTTGAGAAACATGGTAAAGTACTGTATGATCTCATTAAAGCAGAAGCTGGAGATCGACATGTATTTTTTGTTCACGGAGGTGTAGATGCTGATCAACGAGAAGAAGTTCGAAGAATTACTGAAGGAGAGCGGAGTGCAATTATCATCGCCTCATACGGGACGTTCTCTACTGGGGTCAACATACGCAATCTTCATAATGTTATATTTGGTTCTCCTTCTAAGTCTCGCATACGCAACCTACAGTCTATTGGTCGAGGACTCCGTAAAGGAGATGCTAAAGAGCGAGCAACCTTGTATGACATTGCCGATGACCTCTGCCATAAATCAAGCTGTAACCACACCCTCAAACATTTCGCTGTGCGAATAAAGATGTACAACGAAGAGGAGTTTGAGTACAAGCTGTACAATATCAAGTTAAACTATGCCAGTTCAAATTCTTAAGCTGACCAGCGGCGAGACAATCATGTGTGATGTACTTGATGCATCTGATCGTATCGTCACCATTATTAATCCACTGATGATTGAAACAGAACAGGTTAATGGTACTCGCATGAACATGGTAGCATACCAGTGGTTGCCTATGATGGAAGAAGAGAATATAATGTACATTCATCAACAACATATTGTAGGCATGGCTCACGCTAACGCTAACATGCAAGAGTATTATGTTGAAGCAATTGAACGCATTCTATTTCCTGAGCGTGCACGTGAAAGGGAACTTGAAAGAGCAGAAGAGTGGAAAAAACTTGCTGACAGTTTAAAACTGATGGCAAACAACACAAGCAAAATATATCACTGAGGTTAGATATGTCGGAAGAAAAAAAGAAAAACCCGCATTATGTAAATAACAAAGACTTTCTAGCAGCAATGGTAGAGTTTAAAGAACAAGTACAGCAAGCAGAACA